TCCTTCAACCGAGCCTTCGGCAGGCTGAGTATATCCTATAAGTTTGGCTTTCATTTAAAATCCTATGGGTTAACATTTTTTCCAATAGCTTAGTTGCAATTTGCCCTCTAAGCCTCTATAAGTATTATCGTCTATCATCTGCTTTATATCAGCGGGTGTAGCCCCAGATAATATCACATCATTGATGTCTTTGTCAAGTACCTTTTCAGGCCAGATACAAATATTATATCCCTTGTCAATACATCTTTCCATTCGTGAAACAATCTCTTTGTTTCTTGGTTCATTGTCAAATACAAAAACAGCGTTCTCTGTATTCTCTAAACCTTTTGCGTTGCCATCTGCGCCTGCCATTGCGACAGCGTTGTCTATGAATAGACTATCGATAGGTCCTTCAATAACATAATACTTCTTGTTAAAATTGACTGTATCGAGTCCGAAGATTTTAGGCATATCTTCGTCAATCATTATAGTTATATAGCGTAACTCACTGTCTCTAAATGCTCTCGCATTGAATCCAAACAGATTACCTTCTTTGTCTATGAAAGGCATCACAAGTCTTGGACTATCTTTCTCTAGCTTAGGTAACTTGCCAGGAATGATACTATTAACCCACTCATTAAATTTAGAGGCATAGTATAATTTATATTGTTTTGGTGCTGGGATTTGCCTTTTTTGAACATAAAGTTTAGCTTTATGGTCATAATTAAGTGAAGAAACTTTCTTGATCTTGAGAAGCGGTGAGCCTTTCTTCTTGAACTTTGGTGCTTTCATTGTGAGAGTATCAAGTGGCTTAACATCTTCTTTTGGAGGGTTGAAGAGTTCTCGTCTTGCTTTCTTATCAAGTGCTGTGTCGATGATGTATTCGTTGTACAGATTATGATCGACTGCTTTGAGGAAGTTACGCATACCAAGAGAAGCACCACAATTATGACAATAGTAGATAGCACTATTATCTTTCTCTAGTATCCACCCTCGTGCTTTAAGTTTTGACTTTTGCGAGTCGCCACAAATTGGACATCGACAATTTGCTCGATATGGCGTGTTCTCTTTAACTGAGTATCTTTCTAGGCGTGTAGACAGAATGCCTGCATACTTTAGGTCTGTTGCGTTCATAAATCTCCATGATATAGTGTTACCCGATGACTCTATTATACACGGATTTACTTAAATGTCAAGTCTTTTAGCCGATTTGTTCGAGAATATTTGACTCTGATAGCAGATAGAGAATAGCGGCGGCACCACCAACAATAACCCATTTCCATTGCTCTAGAACTCTGATTCGTGTGTATATCTCATCTAACGATACACCAGATCGTTCATCATGGTCTTTAAGAAAATCCATTAATGCATCATGATTCTCGTTAGCAAGTTCTTTTTGCTCTGCATCTTTTTCTTTGATTCTTTGATGAAGTAGTTCGTCTGATTTCTCAGATGCTCTAGCAAGTGTATTGATGTCGTCTGCTGTGCCATCTATTTTGCTTTGGTGTACTGCGAGGATTTGTGAGATGCCATTAGATGCGTCAGCAATCTTATCGATGGCATCATCGACTTTGCCGAGAAGACCTTGAATGTTAGATACATCTTTCTTTAAAATTTCCACATCAGTCTTTACAGCATTTAAACCGTTTATTTCTGCCATGCTTGTTTCCTACTATACCTTAAATGAACGCCTGAAACTCATCAAATCTGACGATTTCTTGTTTTTCTTTTTATATTTTTTAGCGGCTTTTGGGCTGACCACAGTGTCATCAGAGCCAGTACCTGCTACGCCTGCTGTATTATTTGCAGGTACTTCTTCATCAAATATATTTTCAAACAGTTCGTCAATGTCCATAGTTTGGAATTTAACATCCTCAATGTACTGCTTTAGTTTTTCTTCGAGAGTCTCTTCAGTGAAAGATTCAACTAATTCAAACCCGCCTTTCTCGATACTCTGTTGCTCTTTGATTAGATATAAGGCAGCCGCATAAGAGCCAATGCGTGTTTTACCGCCAGGTATTTTTTCTAAAAGTCTTTTCAACTTCATAATCATGATGTCAAAGATACCAAAGGCATTCTTTTGATCTCGTGTAGTGAAGTCTTTTCTCTTGATGAGTTGTGTACCTTTCTCATCTATGATACCGAGTTTATACGCATCCCACTCTTTAAAAGGCGTACTAAGCCTCTTAATGAATTGGAATACTAGAAATAAATCAACTATCATAATTTTCTTAACTCGTCTACTATTATTTGGTCTAAAGGTATTTCCGATGTAATAAGTTTTTTATCAGAGTACTCTATTGTTTCCGGAAGATAGCCTAGCATTATAATGAAAGGCTTGAGCGACTTTTGATACTTCTCTAGCTTGTAGAACAGCATCGTAGTAGCACCCGCACCAAAGCAGTTATAGATCACAGTTAAGTGATTCAGTATTAATCTGACCTTTAGATCGTTGTCTTCTTCATATCGTTTAAACAATCTTTTGAGATGTTGAAATCTCCTTAGATCGTCATAGAACTCGTCTGTTGAGGCAGCCATTCGTATATCGTAATACTTAGCGGCATACAACAAAAAACTTTCTTCATCAAGTTTCATCATTATTCACCTTTAGTTATTATACCAGAGAGCGATTATCTGCTCTCTAGTATATTTATAACTAAAATAATGATCTACTTAATTACCCTTGAGTAGCAGTCACTGTAGTTGAAGTAACTGAATCCGCTTCAGCATGAGATACTACACAGCGATACTTGTCGCCTGCTGTAGCACCGCCTGCGGCGACAGTCAATTCACTCGAAGTACTACCGTTTACGGCGATTGCGTAAGGTGCGCCAGCAGAGATGTTGACAAATCTCGCAGAAGTAGCTCCTTTAACTTGCCACTGATAGCTGATAGTTCCACCTACAGGTGCAACTGTTGCCGCTGTAAGCAATACAATGTCGTCATTAGCAAGATCAACTGTAGCTGAGTTAGTGCCGTCAGTACCGTCTTGAATTGGGTTAGTTCCAATTGTAAGAAGTGCTTGTTCACCAGCTACTACGCCATCTTCATGGCTCGCAGTACCAGTAACACCAGTATCACCAACAGCCACATCGTATACTGACTCACCGAACGCACAAAGCAATTCAGCTTTATGGCGAGTTACGCCTTGAGCATCATCGTAAGTTACATACTCGTACCAACCAGGTGTTTGGAAGCCTTTCACTCTGTTAGCATCTGTTTTTGCTTCAGCCGCATCCACGAAGAATACGCTTACAGCAGGTGCCGCACCAGTTGCTATGCCAGCATCTACAGCAGTAGGAATCACTTGAATACTGTGTCCTGTGCCAGCTTCAGTTAATTGTCTCAGTGTACCAAAAGCTGAACCATCAAATGTTTCATATAGTTTAATAGTGTCGCCTACAACATTAGCATACTGAACACCGTCAGTACCAGTACCTAATTGATTAGCAGATGCACCAGTAACAAACACTTTACTACCATTTTGAATGCCGTGATCTTCGATAGTGATCGTATCTGCTGTTGCCGATACCTTATTGTTTGCACCGGTTCCATCGAATGTGTAGCTAGGCGTGAGCCACTTAGGCGCACTTGCTAGATTATCTACATTACTCCATAAAGCCATTTTATTTCTCCTTTAATTTATTTCTAAATGAATATTGTTATATTTATAATTAAGACTCTTCTGACCCTGATTCCTCAGAGTATTCTTTAATAGTTTTCAGTGCTTTAAGCATATCTCTATAAGATTTACTCATTGCCGTTACCAACTTGTCTTTAGTTGCTGGCTTTCTGAAACTACCGAACTTATCTAAAGCAATCTTGATTATGTTTGCAGGTACTTTCTGTTTCTTACCATCTGCGAAAACAATATCCAGATTTCCTTTAACATCAGCCGCTTTACGCAATTGAACAATGATGTTCATTTTAGCTGACTCTTTATCACCCTTAGTCGCTTTCATGTCATCCATGTCAGCGGGGTCAATTTTTCTTTCTTCTAGTTTTTCAAGATCAGATGCTTCAAACAACTTAGCCGCTTGCTTCAAACTGATTGTCTTGATGTCACCGAATTGATTCTTGGTGCGTACCATTACTTTACGACCACTTTTATCTAATTCAATGGAATACTTCTTGTTATCTTTGCCTTGAATACCAGTGATTGGTGCTTCTTCAAGAGATGAGAAGTCTTTTACCTTATACTTCTTACCAGAAGCGATAAACTCATCTTTTCCCTTGTCAATCGCATCCTTGAGTGCGCTATACACAGCACTGCCAACTCTAGCTACAGCCATTGCCGCCGCAGGTAAACCTTCTTCAAGATCAACAGACTCGATGTACATATTCAGTTCATAACGCTTGTTGTCAAGATTAGCAACTTGAATGTGAACATTCTTCTTCTTGTTCGTCTTCAGAATGTAAGAGTTGGTCTTACCAGAAGATGGCTTCTTAGGGCCTGTAGCAACTTTTCTGTCGATGTCGTTCTTATCTACAACAAAACCTTTCTTCTTGGCAAATGCGTATGCGTGTTGCATAGCACCAGAAAAGTCTTTGTGATACAGGTCATAACCACTTGCTGACTTAGAATCAGCAAGTTCGGCTTTACCCATCAGAGTATCGTGATTGTCGATTGCATATTTGTTGGCTTCTTCTTCTTTCTCACTTTCGTATACTTTCTTACCATCTTTGTCATATACGCAGAACATATTAGTTTCTTTGTTGAATCTAACATGATCAGTGGGATCCATCTCTTCAGAGAAGAAGCCTTCAGGCTTTCCCAAATCACCACTTTCTTCTGCTAACTTGAATGGTGCTTTTTTGCTGATAGTTCCCTTACGCAATGCATCACCAATCAATTTACCTAGCTTAGAACTATTGTATCTTTTATATTGAGGCATAGACAATAGAACATCTTGTGCTTGACTGTCAGACTTACCTTTCTTTTTTAGTTCTTCATAGTCTTTAAGAAGATTACGATTCTCTTCAAGTTCAACAGACTCTTTAGTCAATGCTTTAGAGATTGCTTTTCTACGCTTGTGAAGATACTCATCTGAATCGTCAGTGTCGCCATCGTTGTCGATGTCTTTGTCTTTACGATCTTTGAACTTCTTCTTAACTGCTTTAGGCTGAACTTTATCAAGCCCTTCACCATCATCAGACTTGTCGTTAGTGTTGTCTTCGTCTAACTCTTCTTTGTCTTCCTTGTCTTCTTCATCGTCTTCGTCTTCCTCATCTTCGTCATAATCTTCGACTCGATATTTCTTACCCGAAACGATAAACTCGTCATCACCATTGTCTCTTGCGGCATTAAGTGCTTTAGTGAAAGCATTACCTTCAACTTTAGTGCCTTCTTCTACTTGTTGCTCTGGAATGTCTGCTTCAGCCGTAGGGGCTTCTGGTGCAGGTGCCTCTTGAGCAGTGTCATAATTACCTAACTGGCTGTTAACTGCTTTATTGAATGCATCCATCATGCCTGTTGGCAATGGCGAGATGTCTTCTGGTTTCTTAAACATTTTCTAATTCTCCTAGAATTTAATTATTATTACTATTTATCAATCGTCAACTTTTGCGCCTGCTCTCCACTGATAGCAGGACCAATACTTTGCTTTCCACTTAGGACCAGGATCTACATCACAGCCGTGTCTTGCTCTAAAACTCTTTCTTCTGCCAGGATCATCTCGTTTGATATCCGTATTAGGATCACCGAAAGTCACTTTGACAATGTTGCCCTTATCGTTCTTAACATATACAGCAAACTTACTCTTTGATCCAGAAGGTAGACGAAAAGGATCGTTGAGTTTTACTTCACGGCCCTGATATTCTGCCTTCTCTACGACTAAATCATCGTATTCAAGTTCTTCGATGTTTGCGTATTGCTTAAATCTATACATCTTTGAATGCCAATTGAAACTGCTCGTCAAGATCATCTTGCGCTTCAGAGTTCATGTAATCTCTTACAGAATCGAGATAGTCTACTGCTTTAGTGATTTTACCTTGAGCCCACTCTGGAAGATTATCTTCGTCATCAAGTAGATTCATCAAATCTTCTGCGGCAGACATAACAGTACGAAGTAGGCCTTTTGCCATTTCGCCTTCGTTGTCATACTCGTTTGGGTCTTTGTCTTCAGCAATGAAGTTAGCAAAGTCTTTCATAGTTTTGTCCTATTATGTGTTAATTCCTACGCTATATTGTGTCTTACCATCAACTCGTGATGCAGTAAGAATGCTCTTGCGATTCTCTTCACCAACATACGATACATGAACCCAGCCACTATCTGGAATACCTGGCGTGTAGAACTCTAGAATCAACTGATCAAAATCACAGTTCTCTACGATCCATTCTGCTACATCACCATTTGCTACACCCGGTACTTCGATGTCTGCGGCTTGTCCCTTACAATGCTGTGATCTAGTGCTACCACCTACAGCTTCGTTCAACTCAGGTCCTCTGTAACCACTATTGATTACTGTTGGGCCGAAGTGATCTCGAACAGGTTGTACAACCTTCTCGAATAAAATCTTTGCGGCTTCTAGATGCTCACCCTTTGGCGTGTTATCTAAGCCCTTTCTCTCAGCAGTTTGGCTTTTTGTGAACTCAGCCAATGAAAAGTTCTTACTCAATTTCATAGTATATTCTCCAATGTTATACTTTAAATACTTTATTAGAAGTACCGAAGTCCTTCTTTCTCATAATGGTTTTGTTAATCACTTCAAACTCGTCTTTGTTCTTATCGTAGTTGATAACAATAGGCAAGTTCAAATCATTCTGCATATCTTTTATTACAGCCTGACTGTCTGGATTCTGGCGAATGTTCTTTGCTTTGTTTCTAGCAATTCGCTTGAACAACTGCTGTAACTCTTGTACTTTAACAGCAGGCTTGTTTCTTGGGTCATTCATACGATCAGCAAAGTGACGAGTAAACTCAATGTCTACACCAAACTTTGCAAGTATACGATCAGCAAATTTCTCAAGATCATTGAGTTGTGCTTGCGACACATCTTCTGCTAGAAACGACTTAAATCGAATCACTTAGTAATACCTCTTTTGGTCTTCTGCATTGCAATCCACTTCTTAGAAATAGGAGTCTTTACAGGAGTCTTAATCCACTTAGACATCTTTCTGTAAGCATTCATTACATTCGCATTGTAATCAGCACCTTCACTGTTATCTACAACAATAAACTTGTCTCCGTAGAACTGTTGGAACTTACCAATGTTGTTCTGAACTGCTTTCCACATCTTAGTAACATCTTCATCTGGCAATGTACGCTTACGGGCTTTGTTTCTTGCAAGTGCAGTATCTAAATCTGTGTTTACAAAGATCATGCCAGTTTCGTAGCCAATTCTCTTCAGTTCGTCTGACTGTTTCTTGATCTTATCGAAGTCTTTACCAGTACCATCAATCACAAGTCCAAGTCTACCATTCAATGCTAGTTTCTGTCTCAACTTAGTCAATGCTTTTGCTTTACCACGAACTGCTTGACCTGCGGGGCTGAAGATATCTTCTGGAGTAGTATCTAATCCAATCTTCTTCAACTGAACTTCGAATGCATCATCAGAGTTGATCAGTTTCAAACCAAGTGTAGTCAATGCTGTCTTACCGACAATGAATGACTTACCAGAACCAGGACCACCTGCTAGAAATACTGCCTTAAAGATACCTGGATCATTAACACCCGCTTGTAGATCAACTTTTTCTGAGAACAGTTCAAACTGCTCGTCTAGATTTACTTCTTCTTTAGGCACACAGTTAGGCACTAACTTCTTACCCTTCTTCTTCATGCCTTTTTGAACATGGCTATCCCAACATGGATCATCTTCTTTTATACTTACTTCTTCTTTCTTAGTGCCTCTAACTTTATCTGCTAAGTCTTTGTCTGCTTTGCCCCAAGTGCCTGAAGACTTAGTTACAAAAGAGTTTACTCTTGCCATTCCCCATTGCTGTGGAGTTGTACCTGGTCTATGTCCAGTTCTCCAAGCGGCAATACCACGATTATAAACTTTTCTCAAAATGCCAAGTGGCATTCCAGACTTCTCAGCCTTTGCTTTTAGTCCTTTAGTCGCATCTTCGTCTAGTTCTATAGACTCGCCGTACATCTGCTTGAACTTTTTAGTATGCTTAGATGGCTTAGTGTCAGCAGTCGCATCACCAGGTGCTGGCTTATATGCCGCTGGATTATCATCATCCATTTTAGCACCTTTCTTGAAGTGTGCATCTCTCTTATCTTTAGTAGACTTTTTCAGACCCTTGTAATACACATCTGGCTGTGTGCCTTCTTTATCTTTGATGTCTGGGTCTTGACGAACCTGAGTCTTTTCAAACATTTCTTCGAATGCTTCGTTTACACTTTGACCAGGAGTATCTTTCTTATACTTTTTGGCAACTTCGTGTGGATAATCAAGTGCTTCACTCTGTAGAGGAAACTCTTTGACAAACATTTTCTCAAGTTGTCTTTCGTCTACATTTCTGAAATACTTTGCAACTTTCTGTGCATAATAACTAATGTCATGACTACCCTTATCTTTATTGAACATAGTAATCATATCTTTCATTGCGGCTTTATAGTCTTTGTGTCTAATCTTAGAAAGAACACTGAACTTCAATGCACCGAATGGAGCGAATCTCTTTTCATATAGGTCAGAATCCTCTTCGATTGTATTCTTGCCACCAGAGATGAATGAGTTAACACGAGTGAATGCCCACTGTTCAGCAGTAACTGTTTCACTCTCTTGATAAGACTCTAGACCTCTTTGATATACTTGTTCTAGGATTTCAAGTGTAATGCCAGACTTCTCTGCTTTCTCTTGAATAGCAGTTTGTCTTTTATCTTCTGCAAGAGTTATAGAATCACTAATATCATTTGTAACTTGCTCGATAAAAGAAATCAATGACTTGTCAGTCTCAAAATCTTCGCAGGCTCTCTGTGCCTTTATCATCGCTTTGTCTGCTTCAGTTTTGCCCTGATCATCTTTTGGTAGATGTCTGAATGCTTTAAATCTTCTGTCTAACAATAGCTTACCAGTCTTCTTGCTATACATTTGATGATAGCGTTTCTTCTTTGGTGTCTCTGTGTGAGTATCACAGGATGCTTCATATAATGCTTCAAACTCTGCGTTAAGATCAACAGACTCTTTCTTCATCCCCGATAATCTAGCAATTTCTGCTTTCTTGATCTGTGGCAACATTCTTTTAGCAATCTTATTGATGACTGCACTCTTTGCCGCAACCTTTTTGTCGATCATCATTTTCTCTCCGGGATTCAAATTAGCGTAGTTAGCACCTTTCTTACCCGCAACTTTCTTTCTTAGAAGTTTGATGGCTGCCTTTCTCGCTCTTTGCTTTAGTTTTGCAGTAGGAGCTTTTCTTTTCTTCATTCTTTTTCTAGCGGCCGCAATCTTGCCCTTATACTTACGCATGATTAGTGATCGTTGTCTGCGTTGTTGTAGAGTCATGACACCTTCGTCTAGTTCCATAGCTTCTGCAATCTTCATTCCACCACGAACCATATCGTAAATGTCTTTTGCATCTCTTTGCAGTTTTCTTGGTAAACCAGACTTGAACTGATCGAACTTACCAGCCGCGGCTGCCGCTCTCATCTTAGATGCTGACATACCTGAAACATCATCTGCATCTGGATCTCTATCACCAGCAGATACGACTTCAATGCTATCGAATGTGTAATCTTTTCCGTTATAGGTGCTTAGAAGTTTATCAAACTCTTTGACTCGATCAGAACCCACAACTAGAATCACTTTGCTGTATTGACTTTCTAGTTCTTTCATGACTTGCATGATAGTTCTTGACTTAGATTTTTGTACCAGTTTGTTACCAAAGGCCTTTTTAGCCAACGATATCTTATCATCGTAGTCTAGTGGATTCTTTTTGGCATCTTGAGAATGTGTGATAAACAGTAGAGGCGTTGCTGAATTCTTTCTAGCAACATCTTTGATCTTGTTGACCAGCTTTTCGTGGCCAACAGTAATAGGATTCATGCGACCCCAACTTAAAACAACAGTCTTATCTGGTGCTTCATTGAGAGTTGGGTTTATCTCAATAGCGTTCTTATTGAGAACCTCGTCTTTTTCTTTTTTAGACAACTTCTTGTCGTCAGCGACCTTCTTTTCGAGGTCGTCTTGCTTCTCGTCTGTCATATTTCCTCTTATCGTAGGTTTGCCTAAGCCTTACCACAACTAGTTATTATATGTCTATTTATACAATTTTGTCTTCTTGATTTGGTTAGAGTGTATACGCCCCAAAGAAAACCTACCCATGCGAGTAGTTTAGCAATACCACCAAACAGAATAACTGAACCACAAATTACAATAAGTGATACGCCATCTAGAGATGTTCTTTCTTTAATTCTATCTTTAAACCAACCCATATCTCTCTCCTTATTTTTGCCAACCTTTAATGATGTCGGGCGAGAAGTTTGCTTGACTAAACTGTAGTCTATCTACGAGTTTCACAGCATTCTTGCCCACTTTGTCAATCGCAACAAAACCTTCTTGCTCTGTTACTTTGTATCCATCAGCAGTCTTCAAGAATGTACCAATAGTTTTGGTTCTATCTAACTTGCGAATGATTAATAATTTTGCATCTACTATAAGATTATATAGATTAAACAGTGCTACGATTTGAGATTTTTCAACTGTAGAAAAGTATGCCATAATCTCTTTTCGTTTCTCTTCTTTGCCTGCTTTACCCTTTTCTGTCTTTAGCTTATCTATTTGACCCTGATAATAGTCATAGATATAGTCCATCAACTCTGTAACGAAACTTGAAGGATTCTTAATTCTTTCACCAGCACGAACTTTAACATTAACAAATGTCTTAACTCTCATCAGTAACTCTGGATTCTCTGTAATACCATCAAATGTCTTTTTATCAACTGTGTTGAATAGTTTACCTGCTTTCGATAGAATAGCAGTCACTGTATCCGTTTCTTTCTGTGTCATGTTAGCACTACCAGATACATCCTTATAAACTGCATCTACCGACCAGACTTGCTTGCTCTTTCTGAGTTTGCTTGCGATCTCCTCTCCAAAACTTGCAGACATTGATTCAAAAGATTTCCCTCTGTATGTTGTGTGCCAAACCACACCGATTTCGGTGCTGAGTATTTGTCTAGCAAGTTTGCTTTTCGCTGGTATCGCATAAACAATGGTATTAGGATGGAAAGTAATATGCGGTTCTCCATCAATAGAAACTTTGCGTATATCTTTTTTCGAATAGAGGAAATCACCTTGTACAACTCCTTTAATGCCCAATGCTGGCAGATGTTTCAATGCCAGTTTCAATTTTGTATTCAAGTCGCCCTTAGCGACATCATCATCTATATCTTTATTCGTTTTGTAAACTTTTGGATTCTTGTTGAAGATACCCTTCTTCGCAACAAAAAATTTCTTATCAGATGGATCAATACCCGCAAAGATTGCTGGTGCACCATCCCACTTAACAGTCACATTCACTTTCGACTTAGCATTGCCTGCTAACATATCTCTTAGTGAGCGAAGATAGTTGATAACCTGTCTAGTGCCATCGACACCACCATTTAGAATGATGTCTTCCATATGCTCCATATGGACATTCTTTTCTTCAGCTAGATACGAGTTTAAATTTAGCATTACTTATTCCAGTGTCTGTCAGCCCATATCTGAGCATCTTTCTTTGCTTGACCCACATTCTTGTATGCTGTAACTGGGTGTTTTATTTTATTACCACTCTTGTCAAACAATGTAGGCATTACTTTCTGACTACCGTCTCTGTTCTTGCGAGTGCTGTCCATACCAGACAACTTGATTTCCCACATACCATCAGCAGATATATGTTTATAAACCTTTTTCTCACCTTGACGACCATCAGGCTGTCTTATCCATTTGATCTTTGATTCTGTAAACTGTTTAAATGATTTCATTATGCTGTTTCCATTAACACGGTGGTTGTTGCTTTACCTTTCTCGATGTAGTTTCGCACAACTAGTGGCAGTCTCTTACCTTTTGAGTTTGTTCGGTTACCCTCAAGTTTTAGTCGTATAGAAAGTAAGATATCTCCTGTAGACTTTAATATAAAGTTCATCTTTGGTATCTTATTTCCACCCTTATAACCGGCTAACTTACCAGTAGTGCCTTCTACTACTTCTAACTCGACTTCTTGTCCCTGTAGTTTGCTTGCTAATCTACTAAAGTTATACACACCCGCTTCAGATTTATTTAGCTGAACCAGAGCCACATCTTCTTCGTTCAATGTCGCATGATACTTCATAAAGTCTGCTATCGATCTGACAAGAACTTGTTGGTTTTTTCTATTCATCTGTCTGACCGCTTCATTGTATGCCATTGTGAGGCCAGGTCCTATCTCTCTATTAGAAATCATTTCAGAATACTTTCTTCTGAATGTAGGGTTAAACTTAACACCAAGAGGCGAAAACAGTGCTTCCATACTATCGAAACTTGAGCCACCAACTTGACCAAACTGCTTCACAGTACCAAACTTTAATGATACACCAACACCTACTTGTTTGCCATCAACTCTTACTTTAAGATCAACTTTAGTGCCAGTTTGATCTAATAGTCCTTCTGCTAACACTTCGATGTAGTTCTTTTGATTGTTAGTGTACATAAGATCAGCGAACTGCATAATATATGTGCCGTTGGCATACTTGACTGAGGCGTTGACAATATCTTTGAAATCTTTTGTCGAATATAGACTCAAGTCTTCGAAGGCATCCATATTCACTTCAGCAAGATTTACCTTACAGCAAACTGTGTCTATAACATCTGGATTTTCATTAGCAGAGTGAAAATCTGTTTTTGATGTTTTGCCCTTTGTGCCTGAACCTGTGGCACTTTTTAAATTACGAACGACATTTATGACATCTGTGCTACTAATGCGCCTAGTTTTAGAAAGAAATCTAGCAGTTATTGCCGCCGCTAAAATACCTTCAGAAACATCGCCTCTATTAAACTTTGCCATTTCAAACCCTTATTAATGTTATAGAGTTATTTATGCTTTTTAGTTATGACTCTACACTCTTCAAATCGCTTCATTGATGTTCTCACACCATATAGATCGTCTGTGTTATCAAGTGATGCCGCTAGAAACACGAGCAGGCACACTCGCATATACTTCTGTATATCAATTTCTACGCATCGTTGAGTAATCTTTGGGGTTATCTTCTTTTCCGACTGGTACGAGGTTTGACTTGTGCATTGTTGCGATTCCAACTACATAGTCTCCTGAGTACTCTTGCCTTTCTGGTTTTGAGCAAGTGTCCACTGACGCCTTCGGCTTTGCGCTTGCGTACTCTTTCTGATCACGGACATATGTCGGGGGCGGGGTATACGCCTGAAACTTCTTTTCATACTTCTTTGTTTTACCTAATCGATAGTCGATATATTTTTGGAGCGTATCATACTGAAGATGATGGCAGTGTGTTCTACGCATCTCTTTATTGTATTTACGCCATTCGAGTTCCATCGCAGAAGCATCAATCTTCTTCGATTTCTTTTTTATTTTCTTTGGGAGATAAACACCCTTCACTAAATGCATTGTCATGTATGTATTATACAACAATATTGCACTATTGTCAACAAATATTTAGTTTTTATTTGACATCGGGTTTTAATTTATATAAATAAAGCGTAAGGGTGCGTGTAACTGTGTTCAATAACACAAGAGGCAAGTGTGACTTTTAGTAAAATTAATACTCACAGAAGGAATAGTCGGGGAAGCATTTTATATGCAGGTGGGGTTCCTCCCGACCACGATATCTTATATTAAAAAACGACTTTTTTAAGGTCGTTTTTTTTCGTCTCAAGAAACATCTTTCTCGTAGATATCAATTCGACTTTCGTCTATACCATCTTCAATCAATCTATCTCTTAAAAAATATGGATCAGGCACATTCCATTCAATACGCCTTTCCCCATGTTTGTTATACCAACTAACACACCAGACCATCATGCTTTTCATCTCGTTTAGAATTACTTTTTAGTTTTTGCTGTTGCTTTCTTTTTCTTTTCGAGAGTTGCTACTTTTTTAGCCAATGCGTCTACTTCAGCGTTTAACCCATCTATTTGTTTTGCGACACTTGGATACTTTTGTCTCCATGCAATGCCTTCTTTATCTAAGATATCAATACCATATCTTTCTGTTGCCCATTCGGCAATTTGCTCGAACTTGGCGTAACACCATAAACCTGCTTTTGTATCTTTAAACCATTTCGTAGATGCCGCACCTAAAAGTGAACCCGCAACACTACTTACTAACCAAAGCCACATATCTTTCTCCTTATTGTAAAAGCCATACGACTAAGTGTGGAACAGTTACTGTTAATACCACAAGGGCACCTATAAGCAATGCAATGTTTCCTTTATCCCATATCATTTCAAACCACCAAAGTCTGGCTTCTTCTTGTTTCTAAATGAAGTGACATTATCTTTATCGTCATTTCCCCATGAAGGCTTACTATCAGTCTTCTGAGTTGATTGACCATCGTTGACTAAATCTTGAGCAGAATCTTCTGCATCAAATAACTTCATCTTAGATCGATCTAACCCAATGATGAATCGTTTGAGATAGTTGGTATCACCCCACCGATTCTTCAACTGCTTGACCATTAACTGACCAAGACCTTCTAGTTCTTCTGTTGAGATCAAACCAAACATAAAGTCAGCAGTTGCAGGCAGACCAAATGATTCAGAAGTATCTTCTAGATTCAAATCTGAACTACTATAGCCAGTTCTCGTTGTCTGTGTAGCACTCAAGATTGGAACATTGAACTCTACAGCAAGACCACGAAGTTCTTCTGCGATTGCTTTGATCATCGTGTACGAGTTTACATTCGCACCCGCTTTCATTCTAGAACTTGTGCATATATTTAGATAATCGATATAGACCATATCTGGAGTAAAGTTCTTCTTCAACTTCAGTTCGTTGAGTAGATGACGGAAGTGGGCAGAGCCAGCACTTGCTGTCGGGAACTCTTTAACGATAAGTTTACCAGTTGTCTTGTCTTTGACTTTCTTGACTCGCTTCATAAACACATCTTTAGGCATATCTTGTAGACTGTCCATCGTTGTGTTCATTAGATTAGCATCAATACGCTCTGATATCTTTTCTTCTGCCATTTCCATTGTGATGTAGAGAACATTCTTACCTGCCATAA